CGCAGATAAATTTAATAAATTGGCTACAGGTGAAATAAAACGCTTGATAGTGAATATGCCACCAAGGCATACAAAATCTGAATTTGCATCTTATCTGTTACCATCGTGGATGGTGGGCCGTGAACCAAAACTCAAGATTATACAAACCACGCACAACGCAGAACTAGCAGTGAGGTTTGGTAGAAAAGCAAAGAATCTAATTGACTCGGATGATTATCAAAAAATATTTAAAACAACTTTACAAGAAGACTCAAAAGCAGCAGGACGTTGGGAGACAGCACAAGGCGGAGAATACTTTGCTGCTGGTGTAGGTGGTGCTATTACAGGACGAGGCGCGGATCTATTAATTATTGACGATCCACACTCAGAGCAAGATGCGCTATCCAAGACTGCATTAGAGTCTGCTTACGAGTGGTATACATCAGGACCACGTCAACGTTTGCAACCAGGCGGTAAGATTGTTCTTGTAATGACAAGATGGTCTACCAAAGATCTAACAGCTAAGTTAGTTGCGAACCAGAAAGAACCAAAGTCTGATCAGTGGCACGTGGTCGAATTTCCGGCGCTCATGGACCACGGACCAGTGTGGCCAGAATATTGGAACACGGAAGAATTAGAGAAAGTAAAAGCATCACTACCTGTTGGCAAATGGAACGCGCAGTGGATGCAAGCACCAACATCAGAGGAAGGTGCAATTTTAAAACGTGAGTGGTGGATGAAGTATCCTCACGAAGAGATACCCTCTCTACAACACGTTATACAATCTTACGACACAGCCTTCTTAAAAAAAGAAACAGCCGATTATTCTGCTATAACCACGTGGGGTGTGTTTTATCCAGACGATGATAGTGCAGCTAATCTAATACTATTAGATGCTATTAAAGGTAGGTACGAGTTTCCTGAACTTAGAAGATTGGCCCTGCAACAATATAAATACTGGCAACCCGAGACCGTTATTATAGAGGCCAAAGCATCTGGACTACCCTTAATGTACGAATTAAGGCAGATGGACATACCGGTTGTTTCCTTTACACCGAGCAAAGGAAATGATAAACATTCTAGAGTAAACGCTGTAGCACCTCTTTTTGAGTCTGGAATGATATGGGCGCCGGAACAGAAATTTGCAGAGGAGGTGATCGAGGAATGCGCTGCATTTCCAAACGGCGATCACGACGACCTTGTGGACTCTACAACACAAGCTATCATGCGCTTCAGGCAGGGCGGATTGATAACTCATCCTGAAGATTATATTGATCAGAAAAAAGACCCTAAACCTAGGACGTATTACTAATGGCTCGAAAAGTTATAGATATCATTTACAATCTTGTTCGTAAGAGACTAACTCTTAAAGGAGATGGAACAGGCATTACATCTCTACCTAGATCAGACCAAGTCGAAAGAGGTATGAAAAATGTTTTTAAAAGACTTAAAGAGGGAGGATATAATGTTGTGTCTGCAGAAAAAGTTATTAAGAGTGAAGATGATCTAGCTAGAGTTTTAGAGGAGATTAATCAAAAACAAATAGCAGAAGCTGCAGCTAGAAAAAAAGCTGCTGAAGGCATTGAAAGAATTTTTGATAAGATGAGAAGAAATATACCTTTGAACCCAGACGATCAAGCTGCTCTTCAAGGTTCTGGTTTTAAAACAGCGCTAGATAATTTTAAAGGCTTCGAACCTAAAGTCATACCAGGTGGTAAGAAACCTAGAGATAAAAAATTAAAAGGGGGTGTTGTAACTGCTATAAAAAAATTACAAAAGAAATTTGGTAAAGACATAATTCAAAAAGGCAAAGCGCCAAAGAGAAGCAAGAAAAAAGAAGTACAAGATATGTTTAGAGAGTTTAACAGAAAAAACAAAGCAGGTGGTGGTGTGGCTCATATGCTAGGCGAGCCAAGAGAAGAGATGGCAGCTGGTGGCATGGCACTTAGAAGACTATTACAATTTTTAAATAAAGGTACAGGTAAAACAGGATCTGAAGGTTTAAGAACAATGAAGTTAGATCCTCAAATTAAATTTTTTGCAGAAAAACAAGGATTCAATCCTGACCAAGCCAGAATAGATTATTTAGAGCAAGTTTTAAATGCGCTAAGAGCTGATAGAAAAATGATGAGAGGTTTAGAACCAGGTGCTCCTAGTGAGGTTACAGGAAAAGCAAAAGATGAAATGGAACTTATGGCAGATAAAATGTTTAAAGAAAGTTTTTTAAAAACTACTCAAGGTGGTAGATTTGAAGGTTTAAGCACAGAGGCAATTGATCAAAGCATCATGGAGCTAGAAACAATTCTTAAAAATTTAAAAACAAAAGGACAAGGTAGAAAATTAAACGCGGACGGTGGCAGAATAGGTCTTAAAGATGGTGGCATGTCTAGAAGAACGTTCTTAAAAATTATGGCAGCACTAGCTGCGTTTCCTGTTGTAGGTAAACTTGCAAAGACCACGAAGGTAGCAAAGAACGTAGCGCCTATTGTAACACCGACATCAGAAATGCCAGCACACTTTCCTAAACTTGTAGAAAAAATTATTAGAGAAGGACAAGTAGTTAAAAAAGATTATATTAAAAAAACTGGTGATATAACAACATACAGACACCCTGATAGACCTGACATAGAATTAACCATTGAAGGAGAGGGTAATAGAATACAATTAGATTTTGAAACTGATCAAGGTATGAAAGGTGGCTATGAATTTAAAAAAGGTGTACCTGATGAAACAGCTCCTAAACCACCAGATGATTTTGAAGCAGGTGAAGTTAAATATAGATTTTCTCAAGATGGAGAGTCATATTCAAAAGATTTTGAATTAGGTATAGATACAGGCACAGAAAACTTAGATGAGTTTGTAGGTATGGGAAAACAAAAAACTAGTAAGTCTAAAGTTAACTTACCTGAGTCTGATGATTATGCAGATGGCGGACTAGCAGGTCTATTAGGAGAATAATGAAAGTAAAACACTACAACGAGATGATGGCTTACCTAACTCGTCCAGGGTTCAATGGCGGTGGTGCGGTGTCCAATAGAACTGTTCTACCAAAAAGAAAACCAGCAGCAGAAGTTAAGAGAAGAAAAAAAATAAACTACGAAAAAATTAAACAGTATCTTGGCAAAGAGTCACAAGAGCTTATTGAAAGAGAGTTAGGCTTTGCAATGGGAGGTGATGTAGACACACCAAAGCGTGGCTTGGTTGATGAACCGGGAAGCTATGCAGGAAATCCTTTGTTTGGTAAAGAAATTACTGGCAAGATGCAGGAAGGAAAAATCTTTGGAAAAAATAAAGAACGATTAGATAAACTAAAAAAAATTATACAAGAATCTAACGGTAGTTATAAAAAAAATATAACGGCTCATGAAGCATTAGTTAAAGCGGGTTGGAAAGATGGGTATCAGTCGATTGGAACGACACAAAAAATCAGATCTGAAGTCGCTAAAGCTATGGAAAAACTTTCGACTACTCAAGAAAAAATAGACAACTATATAAATAACGTAATGCTGGCTGAAGATGCTCTAGTTAAAGATTTTAAAAGTCCTCAACAACACATAGCAAAAAAATTTGGAGTTTCTAAAAGTTTTATGGATAAATGGGCTGTGAAGAGCAAAGTTTATCAAGAAAATAAAAAATTGTTCACTGGATTACGTAATGAGCTTTCATTTAATAAATATAAAACTTTACCCGATGGAACTCCAAGATCAATTGCAGAGTATAGTGAGATTATTCAAAATAAACTTCCCTACAAGCAAAGTTTCTTTAGAGGAGATTCTCGAGAAAAATTTATTATGGATTCTGCTTATAGACATCATAAGTATGCGAAGGACGCAGGTAAATCTTCACAGATAAGATTTATTGGTAATCCTGAGCTTATGCCAATAAATCAATGGCAATTTATAAAAGGAGATAAACTTTATTCTCTAGATCCTGCACTTGACAATGTTGTGTACCAAGGAACTACTTACAAGAACAATTATCTTAATCGTGCGGATGCAGCTAACTTATATAAAAATGATTTTGGTGAAGTGTATAAAGCGTTTGATGATTTAGATGTTTATATGAATACTATGGTGGAGGGTCCAGATGGTAAGCCCATTAAGTTAGATACACTCCTTCGAAGAAAAGCTTTTGATGAAACAGGAAAAGAAGATTTTTTAAGAAGACGATTTGCTGAGATAGATCATGACGATATAATGAAAAAACCTTTTTCAGATTTAAGGTTGCTCGATAGACAAACAAATGCAAGAGCAGGTATTATTAACCGTTTAAATAAATATAAAAACAACCCTGAATTACGAAATAAAACTTTAACGGATATAGGTTATTTAAATCGAGATAAAGATATCAATGCTTTTATTAAAAGGATGACTAATAAGGTTGGCGCAAGAAAACCAACACCTGTAATTTTAGGTTCAAATCTTGCTAACATAGATTCAGATCTTTTAGATTTTAGAAAACTACCCGGTGATGTAAAAAATGTTTCAGATGTCATTCGTGATTTAATTAAAACACCAGGCGGAAAAAGAATAGCAAGAAATTTAATTAAGGCTGGAAAATTTACTGGGTTAGGTTTTGCAAGTGAATTAGCTTTTGCTGCACCTTTTGCAGCTGATGATTATGCTTCAGGTCTTTCGGGAGATAGAATAAAAGGTAATATACTTTTTGCGGATGCTACAAAACCTCTGTTACAATCTATGGGATTCAGTGGAGATATAGTTGGGCAAACCGCAGATGAAGAAATTAGAAAAGCAGTTGGTGAGAGAGGTTATGCAACTCAAACAATAAGTGAACTAGGAGAAAGACTCCCTGTTCTTCAACAACAATATGAAGCCTTAAATGATCAAAACGATCCAGGTGGTTTAAACAGAGATAAGCTTGCAAAGATATATAACAGAGTTTCTACTGAGTACAATAATGCGTACGATCTTTTTGTTACGGATAGAGGAGAGTTTGATAAAGAATTATATAATCAAGCTGTAACTAATTATGCAGCAGGTTTAGGTCAAATAGAAAAATTTAGAGCTGCAAAAGAAAAAGAAAGAGGAGTTAAAGAGGCAAGCAAAAACGTTACAGGGTTTGAATTAGACCTTGGTTTTGCAGGTGGGGGTATAGCAAAACAAGCTGGAGATGAATCAGGAAAACCACCAGAATCAGGACCCACACCAGATGGTCCCTCAAAGGGCTTGGCTTATTTGTTTAAAAATGGTATGGAAGAGGAGGAGTAATAAATGGCAGAAATAGAAAAAGGGCTCCCTAGTGAAACTCGTACGCAGGCTAAAATACCTGGACCCGAGGACATTGAAATTAAAGAGGAAGTTCAACAAGAGAAACCACCAGTAGAGGTTATACCTAACGAAGACGGAAGTGCGACTATCGACTTCGAACCAGGTTCAATTAATATCCCTGGCACAGAAAAACATTTTGACAATTTAGCAATACTTTTACCTGACGATGTACTCGAGCCTCTTGGTAACGAGATGAAAACTAATTACCTAGATTATAAAATGTCTAGAAAGGATTGGGAAAAATCTTATACCGAGGGGCTTGACCTATTAGGATTTAAATACGAAAATAGAACGGAACCGTTTCAAGGAGCTTCAGGTGCAACGCACCCAGTGTTGGCAGAAGCTGTTACACAGTTCCAAGCCACAGCATACAAAGAGCTATTACCAGCAGACGGTCCAGTAAGAACACAAATACTTGGAGTCAACTCACCTGCAAAGCAGCAACAAGCAGAGCGTGTGAAAGACTACATGAACTATTTAATTATGGATGAGATGAAAGAATATGAACCAGAGTTTGACTCTATGTTATTTCATCTACCACTTGCAGGATCTACATTTAAAAAAATTTACTATGATGATCTGATTGGTAGAGCCGTATCTAAATTTGTACCAGCAGATGATTTGATTGTGCCATACACAGCTAACAGTTTAGAGGAAGCAGAATCTATTATTCATGTTTTAAAAATATCAGAAAACGATTTAAGAAAACAACAAGTCTCAGGGTTTTATGCAGATGTAGAACTTGGTCCACCTGCAATGACTACTAACGACGAGGTTTCTAAAAAAGAAAAAGAATTAGAAGGCACTAAAAAATCTGGAAAACAACAAACAATGTACACTCTTCTTGAGTGTCATGTTGATTTAGATTTAGATGGCTTCGAAGATATTGGTCCAGATGGGGAGCCGTCTGGTATCAAGCTACCTTACATCGTAACTGTTGAAGAAGGTAGTGGAATGGTTCTTTCTATTAGAAGGAACTATGCGCCCAATGATCCAAAAAAACAAAGAACTCAATATTTTGTCCATTTTAAATTTCTGCCTGGACTAGGGTTCTACGGATTTGGATTAATACACATGATTGGCGGATTGAGTCGAACGGCAACGGTCGCTCTCCGCCAATTATTAGATGCAGGAACTTTGTCAAACCTACCTGCTGGTTTCAAACAAAGAGGGGTGCGGGTAAGAGATGAAGCATCACCAATTCAACCTGGTGAATTTAAAGACGTAGATGCTCCAGGAGGCAGTCTGAGAGATGCTTTCTATCCTCTACCATACAAAGAACCATCAACAACTCTATTACAATTAATGGGTATTGTGGTTCAAGCAGGTCAGAGATTTGCGGCCATATCAGAATTACAAACTGGTGAAGGCACACAAAACGCAGCCGTAGGAACAACGATTGCTCTTCTTGAAAGAGGATCTAAGGTTATGTCTGCAATACACAAAAGATTATACAACTCGATGAGAGGTGAATTTAAATTGTTATCTAAAATTATACAAACTTATCTACCACCAGAGTACCCATACGATGTGGTAGGTGGTGCAAGATTAATTAAACAAATGGATTTTGATGATAGAATAGATATTTTACCAGTCGCAGATCCTAATATCTTTTCTATGTCACAAAGAATAACATTAGCACAAACACAATTACAATTAGCTACATCTAATCCACAAATACATAATTTATATCAAGCATACAGAGGTATGTACGAAGCGATTGGTGTTAAAAATATAGATCAAGTTTTACCACCACCTGCACCAGTGCAACCTATGGATCCGAGTATGGAACACATTTCTGCTCTAACAGGAAAACAATTTCAAGCGTTTCCTGGTCAAGATCACAGAGCGCACATAACTTCACACTTAAATTTCATGGCAACAAACATTGTTAGAAACAATCCTGCTGTTATGGGAGCGATACAAAAAAATATATTAGAGCATATTAGTTTAATGGCTCAGGAACAGATACAATTAGAGTTTAGAGATGAGTTAATTAGACTTGCATCGTTGCAACAAATAGCTCCAATTGATCCAAGAGCTGCACAAGAGCTACAAGTTATTACACAACGTATCGAATCTAGAAAATCTGTGTTAATTGCAGAGATGACAGCTGACTTTATGGAAGAAGAAAAGAAGATTACATCACAATTTGACTCTGATCCACTTCTAAAACTAAAAGCAAGAGAGGTTGATTTACGTGCAATGGAAAATGAACGTAAAAAAGATGCTGACAAAGCTAAAAATGACCTTGATAGAGCTAAATTAATGCAAGCAGCAGACATTGCAGACGAAAAAATGGATCAAAATGAAAAATTAGCAAAATTAAGAGCTGGAGTATCACTTGCAAAGGCTGGAAATCCAGGTATAACTGCTATTGAGGTAGAAGAATAATGCCACTGAACAAAAAAGGTCGTAAAATTATGGGTTCTATGAAAGAACAGTACGGCAAAAAGCGTGGCGAACAAGTTTTTTACGCGTCTAAAAATAAAGGCACGATAAAAGGTGTAGAGAAGAAGAAAAAAGGAGTAAAAAAACGATGATGAACTATAAAAAACAAAAAATGGTTCCCGTTCCACCAGTAAAAACAGAAGTAGACCCAAGATCTAAGACTACTGCTGATGGTGCATTCAATGTTTTGGCAAAACCAGAGCAAGTTGCTGTTAAAGGCACTAAAAGAATGAGAGCGGACAAAAGAAAAACAGCTATCGTTATCTAATTATGGCTTGGTTTAGTTTAGCAAAGATTGCGATGCAGGCTGGCGCTAAGATTTATTCTAATCGTCAGAAAACAAAGATGGCAATGTCTGATGCACAGCTTATGCACGCAGAAAAAATGGCCCGTGGAGAGGAGCAATATCAAGGCAAACTTCTTGAGGCTCGTCAAAACGACTATAAGGACGAATTTGTACTCGTGATCATATCGGCGCCCATTATTGTGTTAATGTGGGCAGTGATGTCAGACGATCCAGAGGCCATGGAGAAGGTAAAACTCTTTTTTGAGTATTTTCAGTCCCTTCCGTCCTGGTTCACCAATTTATGGATACTTGTAGTTGCGTCAATTTTTGGTATAAAGGGTACACAAATATTTAGAAACGGAGGCAAAAAATAATGGCTAGTAAATTTTTTAGAGCGTTTAATACAATAGCAAGAAAATTACCAGGTAACAAAAGTAAAGTTGCGCCTACTATTACACAACCAAGGCAACTTAAAACCACTATGAAAAGAATCCAATCTGAGAATAAAAGATTTGGTTTTATTAAGGCTAAAGACGCAAGAGATAGAGCTAACATAGTTAGAAGAAAAAAATCTATTGAGAGAATGGAAAAATTAGACAAAGCAAAAGCTAAAAGAAAAGAAGGTATTAAAGCCTCTAAAGATATTAAAAGAATGATTGGCACAGGACAAGCTGATAAAGTTGGTGGTTCTGTTTACCACAGAATGATTAAAGAGAAAAAAGCTGAAGGTGGTATACTAGGAAGAGCTAAAAAATTTCTTGGTAAAGAAGCGCCGAAAAAAAACCCTAAATCACAAGCAGAATATAAAAAAATAACAAGTAGCGATGCCTATAAAAAAGCTGACATTAAAACTAAAAATAAAATGTTAGGTAGTCAATTTTTTACAGGAAAAGAAATGGAAGAAAAAATTAAGAAGAAAAAACAAGGCATAAAAGAAAAAATAAAACCAAAGAAAAAAATGGATAGATTAGAAGAATTAAGGAAAGAACTTGGCATGAAAAAAGGTGGCAAAGCTAAAAAGAAATTTCCTGATTTAACAGGCGATGGTAAAGTAACTCAAGCTGATATCTTAAAAGGTAGAGGCGTTTTTAGAAAAGGTGGAGCTAGTAAATAATGCCAGGTAAAGGTTTATACGCAAATATACATGCTAAAAGAAAACGTGGTGGTAAGATGCGAAAGAAAGGTGCAAAGGGTGCACCAACCGCAGCTAACTTTGCAAGAGCAAAACAAACAGCGAGGAAAAGATAATGACTAAATTATGTCCTAGAGGAAAAGCAGCAGCGAAAAGAAAATTTGCGGTATACCCTAGCGCATATGCGAACGCCTACGCATCTAAAATTTGTGCAGGTAAAATTAAAGATCCATCTGGTGTAAAAAGAAAAGATTTCAAAGGACCTAAACCTGCAGGTAAAAAAGATGGTGGAATTATGAACAGTCAACTTAGACCACCTAGAAAACTTAGACCACCTAGAAAACTTAGACCACCTAGAAAAAGAAGAGATGGGGGAACAGGTAAACCCATAGATGACCCAATAAAAGTAAGAGAAATACATAATCAACAAAAATTTAGAGCTTCCGAAAGACGAAGAAAAGCAAGAGGAGAACTTCAGCCCATGAGAGCTGAAGGTGGTAGAATAAAAAAAATGGGTGGTGGCATGACAATGATGCCTAGAGCAATGTACGGAAAAGGCGGCGGTGTCTGCAAAAGAGGAATGGGTAGAGCGTACGGAAAGAATTCGTAATGGCTGGTTTAAAAGAGTGGTTCAAACAAGACTGGGTCGACATAGGCTCCAAGAAAAAAGGTGGAGGTTTCAATAAATGTGGAAGAAAATCTGCAAGTGGTTCAAAACGAAAATATCCAAAGTGCGTCCCTGCTGCCAAAGCAGCAAGCATGACAGACTCTCAGAGGCGGAGTGCCGTTGCAAGGAAAAGAAGTAAACCACAAGGTGTTGGTGGAAAACCTACAAACGTAAGAACATTCGCAAAAAGAAAAAATATGGGTATGGGAGGTTTAGTATGAAGAAATCTAAAATGTCACCAACAAGTGATAAACCTAATCCAAAAATGAATAACATGATGAAAGAAGCACAAAGAAATTATATTGGTAGTTATATATCAGGAGATTTAGGTGGAGTAAAAGTCTCTAATAAAAGTTATAAAAAATATTACGGAAAAAAGGTAATGCCATGAGTAGAAACGATTATCAATTAAGATATGGTGAACCTAATCAATACTTTGGTAGACAAGCTTTAGCCAAAGGTGGTGACGTAATGCCAAAAAGAAATAAAAAAAACTTCAGGCCTACAAAGGCCGGAGCAGGCATGACTCGAGCCGGTGTCGCTGCCTATAGAAGAGCAAATCCCGGTTCTAAATTAAAAACAGCCGTGAC